TTGTTTTTTGCTTTTTGTTTTTGTTTTCTTAGCGGCTACCCTAGCTGATCTTCCAAGTAGACTACGTAATTCGTCAGCAGCATCCTTCATTTCCTTGTTGATGATTTCTTTGTTGACACTTTCGTATTCACCTAATCTAGATATAACATCATTCCATAATCTTTTGTCTAGTTTAAGGGCTTCATCTGGGTCAGACTCTTGATTAAACCTGTGCTGTTCAAATGCACTAGTTACAAGTGACTGTTGTTCTGCTAATTCTGCGTTAGACTTCTTACTCTCTGAATCCTCTACCTGACGGTTGAGTGCTGCTTCTCTCTTATCCAAATCCTTTTGTTTTGCCTCTTGCTTCTTAGCGTTGAGGTAAGCCTTTTGTTCTGGCTCTGAAAGTAGCGCAAAGCTGTCGTTATCCTTCTGCCAATCTGTAAGAACTTTTTCAGCAGCTTCTGTGCCGCCTGTGAATAACCTAAGTAGCTCTTTAGGATTTTCAATGTTCTCATTTAGAAGGGCAACCATTTCGACTGCTTTTGATTCTGCTGAGTCGGATGCCTTTATTCCATCAAGTTGAGATTTGTAGTCATCTCTTTCTTTTTGGTAACGAGCTTGTGCCACGTATTTCTGGTACACTCGTGTTATGTGATCTCGATTATTAAAGTCGATCTTCACGTTTTTTCCATCGGCCTTGACTGTGATTACTGAAGGTAGCTCGTCTGACTCTTCTTCAAGGTCATCTTCATCATCTTCTTCATCCTCTGAAAAGTCTACGCTCTCTTCAGATTCCTCGTCTTCGTCCTCTGTGCTCACCTCATCTAAGTCTTCAATTTCTTCTGAATCTTCAAATGATTCTGCTGAGTCTTCAACATCTCCTCCAAAAGCGGCATATGCCCCATCTAGTACTGATGCTGTTTCTGCTTGAGCTTTTTCGTCTGCCATTCTTTACTCCTTTGTAACGTCCTTTCGGATGGCTACTACTTAATTCCAACGCCTCGAAAGGTAGCTGGTAAACCCCTGTATTGGGGTTACTGTTCTGGTAGTGGTGTTGGGGTAGGACTACTTGGAAGTGGAGCACCTCCCCCCATTCCCGGTGTTTCTAATCCACCCTGTCCTGCTGGCATTTCCGTTGGAGCACCTGCTGGTTGTGGTTCTGCTGCCTGTGGAGCTGCGTCAGGTGATTTACCTTGGCTAAGACTCACACGATCTTCAATATGCTTTTCAATTAGAATCTGAATTTTGGCATCAAGGTCTCTAAACTCTGCTGTCATTACAAACTCGTTACAGTGAATAAGCATGTTTTTATGATCTGCCATTTCTCTAGGCTTAACATATGCTTCTGTTGAAATGATTCTTTCAAATATCTCTTGTTGTCTACTTGCTGCTAGTCCTAATAGGTCGTGTTGTCCTTCTAGTTCATTCAGCTTAAGCATTGACATTAATTGTCTGTTTTCTACACCAGCTTTTTCAAAGAGCGGCATCAGGGCCATAATCTCTTCTCGTCTGGAGGTAGGGTCTAAACTAAGACTACTACCGTACTCAACAACTAAATCAAATCCACCCATTATGTCTGAGCCTTTTACATCATATAGTTGGTAGCTTTTTTCTTTACCAAGTACTTTGATTGTACGGTCATCTTTCCAGTGTCTTTGTATTAGTGCTAGGTAACTACGGTATATACCTTCAACAAGTAATACATATTTGTTAAATATACGTCTGCGTATCATATTACCTTGATTAGTTGCATACTGCATACTAAATCCAGATTGCTCTCGTTCTTGTTTACCATACATTGAATCATTGATTCCAGCCATGTCATCAACACCACCAGCATGACGGTCACGCATTGTAGCAACTTCTGGCATTAACTTTGGTGTCTCGATAAAGTGTGGAGCTTGTCCAGTAACTTTAACGATTTCCCAAGGAGTATCTGTAATAGAGTCTTCTGAGACATCAGCACCTTCATCAATTACCATTCTACAGTAACCATGTGCTGCAATGTTCTCCATTGTAAGAGAGTCTAGTCTGTTAATCGTTTCTTGACCCGGAGCACCGTACTCAATAAAACTCTTTCCGTACACAGAATCAGTTACATCTATGTCAGTAAGAATATGGTATGGAAGCATTGCAACTTCTGGTCCACGGTCAACTTCAAATCCCATTGCCTCTGCGTCTACTTGTTCTCTAATTTCAGCAGGGTCATTACTTGGCTCATAAAAACGGTGAGGGCTGGTGTCACATGGTTGAAGAAGTGTTGCATCTTCAAGCATACATGTATACCTACCCTGCATTCCATTGATTGGAAGACCTTTTTCGTAGTAGTGAAAAATGGGAATACGTACTTCTTGTAACTGCACAATTCCGTATTGCTCTTGCTTGTATGTATCGTCTTGTAAGTCTTTTTGTGCTTTCTTAAATAATTCTTCTTTGTCAGGCCATTTCATAGTAGCTTCATCTAGCGAATACCACACACGTTCAAATACGTACTCAACATCAGCCCAGTTTCTAGCATGTGGATCAAGCCAGATGTCCCATATTGTGAGAGGCTTCATTGTAAAATCACCAGACATCTCTAGCATTCCAGCAGCAGGATCGAAACTTACAATCTCACCAGCGTTAGGATCAAAGCTAGTTTTAATAAAGCCTGTTCCGTACAGTAGAGTTTGTCCGTTGTTTAGGTCAATCTTCTCTTGCATTTGGTATGCTCTGATACCGTGTCTACAAAGACGATCTGCCGTGTCTGCCCTTCTCTTGTCAGCAGGATCACTACTGGTTGGACGAGCTTGCACACTTGGCGGGTTAGCACTCATTTGTGCATTTAAAAAACGGTGATGTTTGAACAAGTAATTAACACCTGTTTCATTTTCATTTTCTGGAGTAAAGACCCTTTGAAGGATGTCAGCCGTAACTGGTCCTTTGTAATCAGACGTTTCTTCAGAAAGAGCGTTGTACAACAGTACTTCATTGTAACGCCACTGATGCTCTTGTTGTATTCTCATTTGTTTTGCATCATTAAAACGAACCTTTAGATTCTTCGATGCTTCGGCCTGTGACCATTGTTTAATTTTTAGCATTCTTCTTAGCCCTCTTCTTCTTAAATTGAGCTAGTGCTTTTTTCAAGTAACTAGAGTCTTCAACTTGTGGTGTTTCATAGGCTGGTTCTTGGTAATGGTCGAAACCAAATCCTTCACATCTTGCGTAGTGATCGTGAACTTGGTTACAATGCTCACATTCTTCTTCTTCTTTGGGTGCTCTATCAGGCATCGTTATTTTCAAGTTTAATTTCATAGTTTACGGTGCCTCCAAGGTTTACGTAATCTTCGTTCTTCTCTAACAATCTTCAGGGTTCTGACATCTTCTTCGTGCTTTTGTTTTGCTCTAAGTAGTATGTAGGTACAAAACAACACAGTAAGTACATTGACTATCATCTACGTCCTCTTCGTTTAACCATCATCTTAGACTTCTTCTTCTTTGGCGCAAATGCTTGTAGTTGCATCTTTTGCATTATCTGTTGATCTCTTGTCATCTTAGGCTTAAACAGCTTCTTGTTTGGCAATAGATCAATAAGGTATTGAAGTGCGTCTAACAGGTGGAAATGTTGACTTCCCTGTATTCCGTCCTGTGCTGCATTCCATTGAGCACCTGTAAATTCATTAAACAACTCGTGTAATTCTGGACTAAATGTAAGCCACCCATCCAGCATTGCTTGTTGTAAGTTTGTAATCAGCTCTAATTTTCTACTATGTTTTTTAACTGCAAGCCAAGGATCATTATTCTGCAACGCTCCCGGAACTTTCTTTAGCTTGTTGAACTCAAGTATAAAGTTAGTCTCATGTACATCATATACTTTACGACTAATTGTGTATGGTGCAATCTGTCGATCAATGTCCACAACTAAATCAGAATACGCCTTGCCGCCATTTGTGTAACTAGCCTTGTTTACATGCCAACCAGAATCTGTTCTAACAGCCATTACCAGCCCACCTTTACCAGATGCAGCAGGGTCGTAAGCCATTACGTGTTCTTGGCTAGTACTGTATCCCTCTGGAAGAGAGTGTATATGTTTGCTACGATCAAAATGAAACACAGAATCATCTGCATCCATCCAGTCTCCGTACAGTACAGCATTTCTAGCTGATTCAGGAAGACCTGCTACTTCGGCCATTACAGTTTCAACTGCTTCTGGACTTTGAAAGATTGGGTTATCTAGCTTACCGAACTGATACTTACGTCCAACACGAGAATCAACACCATCAATCATATCTCTAACTTCTGGATTAGAAGTCTTTGGAGTCATTGTAACTACCATTTTACCTTTTTTTGAAGTGATACGCTGTATTGCTTCTTCAAGGTACATGTAATGATCCGGCATTTCGTCGATCCATACAAAGTGTGCTACGTAACTCTGGATTTTATCTTTACTTTTTATTGCCTTTTCGTGACTCAGAAAGATAATCTTGTTACCATTCTTTAGATGAGTTACACTGGATAGGGCGTTACCGTCTTTTGCTAGTCTGTAAGTTCCGGGTTCTAAGAAACCTTTGATCTTCTTTTCCCAAAGTTCAGTTACCATCTTAGATACTTTACCTGAAACTAGAAGTGTTAGAGGTTCATCACCCCAGTTACACCAAACTTTCTTACAATCAAGACACCTAAATTCTTCTTCTTCACCGCCACTATTTTCAATTGGCTCAAAGTTCTCTGATTTACAGTGGTGGCAATGTTTTGAGTTTGGTCTCTCCCAGTACGGATGTGTTTCATTGAAAAACCACGCAGTAAGTCTACCACCAAGGGTACTCTTTCCACTCTGGTTACCTGCAACCACGTACAGAATACGATGTAGTTGGTCCTTCAGTATCTCGTCTTGCTTCTCTGTTGGTCTACTTCCCAGTTTAAGTGGGTCATAACAGATGTTCTTTTCTCTTATTCGTTTTAACTTCAGTGCCGCAAGATATAATTTACGATCATCTGACATTAAGTTCTTTCTACGATTACGTCTAAACGGGTTGCACCGGAGCTTGTTATACGTACGTAACGACCTAGTGCTCTATCAGATACAACAACAACTGTTGCTGGCGTTGGTGCGGTTGTTATTGCTATGGTACGAGCCGAGTCAGCATAGGTTATTACAGTCAGGACCGCATTAGAAGCTGCCCTAAGTGCTACTACGTCTTCAGTTAAATCTAAATCTACTGTGTTAGCAGGAGTTATACTGCCGTAATTTCGTGTTCCCATTATACTGCTCCTGTCTGTGGTTTCTCTGGGGTTGGTCCTTTAAGACCTGATCTAGCTGCTTCATCTGCTTTTGCTTTTTTACTCTTTTTTAGCCGCTTAAATTTCTTATTGAATTTAACTTCCTTGGCTGCATCTTCTTTTTTTACGAGGTCTTCTTCCTCTTCTTGGTTTGAACCCATTGCTTGACTCAGGTTCTCCATAAGGTCTTTCATAGTCTTACTCCGATTCCAACTGCCACCGTGCCACCTTGTGTTGCCCAGCCGTTGATTGTGAATGGTGGTAATACGGTGTAGTTTAAACTTCCGTAGTACTCCAATTCAGTGGTATATCCTACCCCGATTGAGAGGTATTTTTGTTCTTTTGTTATGTTTGCTATTTCCCGCAAGAGGGTCTTTTCAAATCTGGACATTCGTTCCTCGATCTGCTTCTCGTAACGCTCTTTTACTTCAGTTGAGATTGATTCTTCCGACTCTGAGCTAGAGCTTGTTCGTGTTTCAACCGTTCCATCGGGGTGCACAATCTTGTAGGTATTGGAACTCTTCTTAAGTTTCCTGTTTTCGGTCTTGTATTTCTCAATGGTTCTACTAGTTCGTTCCACATATTCTTGATGTATCTCAATATTACGCTCAATGGTCTTCTCCATTCGACTAGTATATTTGTCAGTTTCATGGATCGTGAAAGCCGACATTACTACCCCCATAGCTAGTCCTGCTAGGAGGTATGTGAATCTAGGGTGTGTTGTTATGAACTTCATGTCACTCCTTTATTATAGCATATCTAAACACAAATGTCAAGTACTATTTTACAACCCACTAATATTATTGACCTAATACTTTTAGAGCTGTTCCAATAATGGCGGCAATGGTTGTAGTTATGGCAGCAACTGGTTTCCAAGGGAAAGGTTTCCTTATCTCAGTACGCAGTAACTCCACTTGTTCTTCGAGTAGGTCTGTTCTTTTTATATGGTATTTTAGATCGGCTTGCATTGCAACCAATATATCCCTCATATCATCCTGAGTCTTGCCAACCCTGTCTATTATCTCGTACAGCATCTGTTCTGTGTCCATTACTCGCCCTCCCAATCAGCAGCGTTGGCAGCAAGGTAGGCCAGAATTTCTGCGTGACTCTTCTTCTCTCTCCCACCCATCGTGTTTGGAAAAGGGGTACAGAACTTTAATATAGACAACTCTCCATCAAGGCTTCTTCTGAAGGTAGCCTCCGTGTGACAAGACTCTTCAACCATCTCTTGCACAATATCATCTGTTGGTATTACTACGTAAACTTTTTCCATTAGCTCGGTACATCCGTTGTATAGTTAGAAGCGTCCATATTGGCAAGCGTTCCGTCAGCAGAGCCAACATTGTCATATACTGTTGTAGCGTCATCGCCGTCACCCATACGCCACCAGTGGGCAAGAGTTCCAGCTAGTGATAATGTCGTTGGGTCTGAAGGTAAGCCAGAGTTATAGAGGGTAGCTATATTAGCATCCGATAAAACTGTCCCTGTCCATATAGTTGTGTCGTCGATATCTCCGGGGAAGTATTCAATACCACTTCTCTGTCTACCTACATTAATATCAGTGGTTCCCGCATGGATGGCAGACACCGTTGGGTCTGAGCCTTTGCTGGTCGTTACTTCTGAGCCGTCAACGTAGAGCTTTAGCGTACCTGATGCGAAGGTAAAGCCTACAAGGTGCCAGCCGTTGTTCTCTATATGACCGGCATCAGTACTAGTGTAGTCTTTTTCATTTGTACCGCCACCATCAGAGCTAACATAAACCCTAATCTTGCCACCGGAGGTCACTCGAAGCGCCCAGCTTCTTTGGTTAATGCCTGTGTGTCGCTTGCTGAATATAGTCCTATTGCTTGTAAGGTTGCCTGTTTGAACCCACAAGAACACACTGAGATTATCGGTGTAGCTAAACGCATTGCCCATGTTGATATATTCGTCTGTCCCATTAAGAGAGGCAGCAAAGACACTGAAGCCGGGAGCTGGCCTAACGTCTGTTATATAGTTGGAAGCGTCCATATTGGCAAGCGTTCCGTCAAAGGTACTAGCTAGATCATAGGTAGTTGTAGCATCATCATCACCATCACCTAATCGCCAGTAGTGACTAACATTGGCCGAAAATGACTCTTTTAATGGGTCTGAGAATACCCCAAGATTGAATCTAGATGTAACTTCCGCTTGGCTTAGTTCTTTATCGTAGACTACAACCTCATCTAACTGGCCATCAACATAGTGGTTTGATCCGTTCCTTGCACCAATGCCAAAGTTAGCAGAGCTTGTAATTGTTCCAGTAAGCGTATCAAGGTCTGTAGTAGTCGATCTAAGAAATCCATCTACATAGATATTGATACCACTAGCAAGGCTTGTGCCATCGTAGGTAGTAACAACGTGATGCCATAGTCCATCATCAAATACTGCATCTGTATGAACTTCTAGATCGCTGGTAGTAAGCGAGTTAGTTAGCTTCATGTGTATGTTACCCGAACTCATCTTCATAGAGCTGCCTCGAACACCGCCGCCCAAGACTTTACCCATTAGGGCCATGTTAGTTGCGCTACTTGTTTTTATATAACACTCGTAACTAAAGCTCACGTTATGGGCAAAGGGAGCAGCCTGACCACAGTTGATCCACGCATCAACGCCATTGAACACAGCAGAATATTCATTAATAAATAATGAGCCTCCTGCAAAGTTAGTAAAAGGAAAAGTAAACATTATTGAAAGTCTCCCGCTAGTGAGCAATAGACGTTAGTTCCGTCTGATACTCCGGTTAATATATCTACTGAGCTGCCTGCTGTTGAAAGCACTGGAGCTGTACCACCCTGAAACTTAAACACCGCATTATAAGACAGCGTTCTGCTACCTGTTCCATCTTGGGTAATTATCCAAATGTATGTAGCACCATTTTTTAAGTTGGTAGGTGCACCTAGTGCTCTGTTGTCAGTTAGAGTGACTTCGTGCACGTTACCAGCCGAACAATCTGTTGCAATGGTAGCTGCATCAGATAGGGTATTCATTGACGAGTAAGCCTGTGTGTTAACCTTCCACTCGTCTGTTGCAATACGACCCTTATCTACAGCAGAGCTATCTTCAAACTCTAAGAGATTAACAGAAGCACCTGAACCTTGTTTGTAGGTCACTGCTCCATTAGTTGCATCTGTAGTTATTTCAGGATCGGTACTGTTGTCATAAGCAGATTGAAGTGTACTAGCTGTACTAATCTCATCTAATACCCAAGTACCAGAATCACCTGTGACAACTCTCGGAGCGTCAGCAGTAATAACTTCTGTATCAAAAACATATCGCCTTGATTTATTTTCACCTAAAGCTACTACTTCATAAACAACTATGGAATCACCTAACACGCCGCCTTGCGCTGATAGGTCTGGGTTATCTATATCTAATACTGAAACGCTTAACAGAGTAGTTCCTGAAGGACCGGAAGGTCCTGTTGCACCAAGGGTTGTGAGGTCACGGTACTCAAGTGTACCAGAACCATTTTTAATTAGTGCTGTATTATTACTAGCAGCATCAAAATCTTTTGGTCTGTGGAGACCTTCTGTGTCTGTTTGTTCTTTGTGCGTTGCCATATTCTACTCCTCCAAGAGTTGTCCAGAATCGTTAATTAAAAGTTCTCCAAGATCATTTACCATATAAGTAGCAGCTAGGTCAATCCCATTTGCTATGTCCACAGTTACTTGGAACAGGGCCTCAGTGTGAGGGTCTATACAACCGCCACCTGTTGCGTCTAGGTTTGATGTGAATGGATTAAATTGAAACGCCATTAGCTAAATATCCCGTCTTGTGTTGTAAAAAGTTGTATTCTAATTTCTCTACCAGAGGAGTCTTTTGTTATTTCTGTTCTACTCTGAAAGACCTCTGTACCGTCTGGAGCCACACTAAAGTACCCATAATTAGTTATGAATGTAGTGGTGTATTCTGTTAGAATTAAATCAAATTTACGAGGTGCCATTAGCCCTGCAACAAATGACATTGAACCACCTGTTCTAACGCTCATTCTTCATCCTCCTCTAGTTCAAGTACAAATCCACTTTGGACTAGTGCATGTTCAAATGCAATTACCAGTCCTTCTTCTTGTTCTGTTGTGAGAGTCTCACTCTGTCCTGTTACGTAGAGTACAGCGTGGCAATACTCGTGGACTAGTGTGCTGGCTTTCATATCTTCTGTTTTATTTAGTGCGGTACTAATTTCAATTGTACGTGCAGCACCGTCTGTGAGTCCGTAACATTCATCACCATCCTCTGTCAGCTTTTCTTTAAATTTGACCTCAAAAGCCACACCCATTACAGTTACAAATTGTTTCTTTTCCACTGCCTACTTCTCCAGCTTCTTGATCTTCTTTTCTAGTTCATCATCTGAAAGTTGGGCGAGTTCCGCATCTGCGTACACAACTTCTGCTTTTGGAGCATGTGTTTTTGTCATGTCCCAAACCATTGCCGCCGCTTTTAGCTTGTCACTAAACCGGAGTTCAGGGTCTTGTATTCCCTCAACAAGCATGTCCATTACTAGACTTTGTGCAAAGTGAAGGGTTTCCACCATTTCACGGGTGTTCAGAAACCAGTCAACAAATGCAGGATTTGAAAACTTCTCTGGCTTGCCAACGATGCGTACAGCGTCTTCTGCTGTTGGATCACCCTTAGAAGGCCCGTCAGTCCAGCTAGACCAGAAACGTGCTTTCAGCTTCTTCTCAGGGACGCTGGGCGTGTATACCTGACTCATTAGACTTGTTATATTATCTTGATCTGTTCTATTCACTTTTATGCTCCTCCAAGGTGTTTGGTGAGAAGTTTTTCACACCCGTACTCAGGGGTGGACTTTATGCGAACACACTCAGTCGGTGGAGGAAATGCTCGATCCGAGGACCGGGCTACTTTTTCTTTTTCTTTTTGTTGTACCGTTCTCGTGCACCACCTTTACTCATTGACTCTTTCAAGTTGTCAATCCAGCTAGGCTCATCATCTTCCTTTTTTTTCTTACGCTTAAATCGCTTACTTATCTTACGAGCAGCATCAGAGCTACCTTTGTTGTCTTTATCATAAGCCATTATTTCTTTTCCTTTTTCTTAGGCTTCTTTACCTTTTCTTTTAATTTTTTTCTCTTCTTATCTATGTCTTTCTCTGCTTTCTTCTTTTTGTCGGCAATGTCTTTGTTTCCGAACATTGCGTCAAACAAGTCGTCCTTCATCTCCGGTTTCTTCTTACTACCGTCTGTAGTCTCATATTTACCTTTTAGCGGTTTACTTTTTGCCATTACTTTTAATCTCCTTAAGAATAGCAGTATTCCCGCTCTCCCAATATATTAGTCCTTGATCGGATAGCCAGCCGAGAGTTTCATCCCATCTGGCCCTTCTAATGTTTAATCTGCGGCAAAGTTGCACTCTGTCGAAGGTTACCGTCAAATTCTGGCGAGTAATACCCTCAGTTCCGTACAGTAGCTCAATTAAGACCCTGCCTCCGCTTGTTCGCCATATACTTCTCATTTAGTCGTCTTCAGCAAATTCTTAAGTGCTTCATTTGGTTCAGGTGGAGATTCAAGAGTGCTCGAAACCAATTCCCAATCTCTGTCGGATAAACGTAGAAGTTGGTCCTCTCTCAGCACATCATCTAGTGGCTCTACGTCCCATTCTGTTATATAGATACTGCTTTTAGGCTGTTTGCTGTGTGAGTGTTTCAGTACTGTCATCTGCGCTCCTTTTGCGGTTATAGACACGCTTTGTAGCAAGAACGTGTAGGTCTATATCTATTATAGCACACTTTAAAGCAAATGTCAAGCTTTATTTTCACCAAACAGCAAATAAATCAAAAACCTGAGTTTGTGCAAGTGGAGTTACGTGTAAGTAGTTGGAATTACTGGGGTTAGCTAAAATAAAGTGGAAAAACTGGGCGAGTGTCTACTTCTTCTAGGTGAAAGCCCTTCGTTCGGTGTACATTTGAAGCGGCTGGTCCTCACTCGTGCCTTTCACACCCATTCTCAAACTAGCGGGGCAAAAAAATGTGCAGAAGTTAATCTCATTCACCTGCAATTCCCAAACCCACTCCCCAAATCCCTTAAAGCCGTACATATGGCAATACGTATTTGTGTACGTATGTGTGTGTGGAAGTATGGGTAATGATACTAACTTACTTATGTACTTACGTATGTGCTTACGGGCTTACGTAAATGCTGCCAGCCTGATAATCGAAGCGATCACTTCCTTATATGGGGAAACGGCTCTCCTGTTAGATTGCTGAGATTATCATAACAATCATCAACAATTCCGCTAGCTTACTCTCCTTTACTGCCTTCAATCGCCCGATATCTTCAATAATATCAATAGGTTGACCCTGCCGCCTCTTGTGAGTGTCTAAGCATTGGTCATTGAACGTTTTGAATACACCTCCAACAATTTCATGGAGTTACTCGCCCGATTTCACCTGATTTCAGTAGGTTATATTTTTGGGGGTGTCTAATCCTTAGCCATGCCAACTATTTATAAGCCTTTGATATTGTTGGTACTTAGTTTGGCACAGGTTCTGCAATACTATTAGTGTCTCCTGAGTTACTCTAACTTAGTAGAATAGGTGAAACTCTTCACTGAATAAGTATTACATTAATAATAACGGTGACTTGTAAAATAGTTCTAAAGTTTTCTTGACAAGTACCGATAAGTAAAATAGTATTAAGGCAGAACTGGAGCAACGAAGCCAGTATAAACTTAGAGCGTTTTAATAGAATAGTACCACCTATCTAATTGTACTAGTATGGCACGTCAACGACCGAACGTAATCGGTGCGTGGGATCAAAGCTCTCCCATTTTTATCAGAATCTTTGCGGCCTAAATCTTTTTAACTGGCCGATACTTGAGCCCCGATTGAGTTGCGGGTGACTAGGGAAGTTATAGCACAATTATCAGGATTGAAAGTCCCTGTAGTGTAAGAATAGACTGCTTTAGTGCGAGTCCTTTCTCCAAATTGAACGTAAATTAACGGACAGTCTATCCGATTTTTTAATAGACTATTGTACTAGGATCAAACGCAATTAAAATGAGTCCTAATGGTTTTGGAAGTACAACCATTTAAATCAAAGCTTCTGGCATAACTCCGCTGCAATAATAGTAACTGAATTGATAACTCGGTGAAATTATTGCGGTTGAATTAAGGACAGCCACAACTGTCTTTAGTTGAACCAACAAAGGAGTCAAGTAATGTTAACAACAGTTGAATTAGACTATGTAGAATGTGCACTGGGTCGAATCCCAGTAGCAAACGAAATCATCGAAATTGAATGCGGAAGCGGCTACCATTTTCAAGTAGTCGGAAGTCCTACGCCATATGCAGTAACCCTTAGACAAGTCGAGGTAGTATAACATGAGCGGAATTTGCCCAAGTAATCAACGTAAGCCTAACACAGATGTAAGTAACTTCAGTGTGGAGTACTGCGAGCCAAAGAAGCGACGCAAGCTACTGGACGCACAACATAAAAAGAAGCACATGTGTAAAACCCAACAACGTAACGCAATTAAGAAGTCTAGGGCCAATGAAGGTACTCGGCGAAAAGCGACTAGATTAATTAAAGCAGCTAATTGGAATACTACCAAGAAAGTGAGTAACTAATGCAACCAACAATTTTCGAGACACTAATGTATAGCCTGTTTGCAGCAGGTGTAACAACAACAATACTAGGCAGCCTAACATGGGTGCTAATGAACTGGAGTTAAACTATGATAGTAAACAAAGCAGCAATGGAGTACTGTTTGCCGAACGCTGTACCTCTAGCAATGTTAGAGTCAGTGCGCGATGGGGAATATGGTCCTGATCTTACAGACCTTTACGCTATCTTCAGTAAACCTTCCGATGTTATTTGGGGTATGTGTCGTTGGAGTAAGACTCGCCAAGGTGCTGCATTCTGGAGAGAAGTAGCAGCCCACGTAAGCAAGATGGAGAGGGAGATACTATGAACCACCTTCCTAGAGATAAGATCATAAGAATGACAGCCTTAGAGCTAGAAAGATATAAAGAGAGACTTTATGATGAGCTAACTAGGGTTGAAATACAACTAGAACAACGTAGGAGTGAAAATGACATTTAATCCGGCAATACTACAAATAATCCTTGAACGATTGGAGAATGAGCATGAAAGTAATCCTACTGACTGGACTGATATTGAGTGGGTGTGGCCCACTGAGTCCGACGATCAAAACAGAGAGTACAGCATCCACTAAACACAAAGCGGATGCCGAGATTAATACCTACAGTACACTTGACAGGATACTAGAAATCTGTGAAGTCTTAAAGGAGGGACGTGTTGTTCCTTACTCACAATGGACGCCAGCCCAACACAAGTGCATTGCAGCACTTCAACTAGGAGGTTTAGACAATGGCAACATTAACAACTAAGGTAACACACGGACAGGAGGTGTTTAGGGAGAACAAGTTCTATGGCTTCACCTATAGCCTAACGGTGGTTTCTTGGGACCGTTATTACGGTCTTATGAATACTACCAGTTACATGATAGTTGGTGATGGTATGATGTCAGAAAAGAAGTTACTAAAGTATATGAAGAAATACAACTACTACACAACAAAGAAGGTAGGTGAAGTATGAAGATACTACACAAGATTACAGGTGAGGTACTTCTTGAGATTGATACCTTGAGAGGTGCTTACTTGGGGGGTGCTTACTTGAGAGGTGCTAACTTGGGAGATGCTGACTTGAGTGGTGCTAACTTGGGAGATGCTAACTTGAGAGATGTTGACTTGAGTGGTGCTGACTTGAGTGGTGCTAACTTACACGGTGCTAACTTAAGAGATGCTTACTTGAGAGGTGCTGACTTGAGTGGTGTTGACTTGAGTGGTGCTTCTGGAATACTTTCATTCAGTGCAGGGAGACACACTGGGTATGCAACCAGTGCAGGTATCCAACTTGGTTGTGAATGGCACAGTATTAACCATTGGGTAGAAAACTACAAGGAGATTGGTAAGAAGAATAGATACAGTCCCGATGAAATTAAGGATTATGGTGCTTGGATTAATATAGTTAAAAGGAGAATGACTAATGGGTGACGGTATGATGTCAGAAAAGAAGTTACTAAAGTATATGAAGAAATACAACTACTACACAACAAAGAAGGTAGGTGAGATATGAGAGGCTTACAAATTAAATACATACTAGCGCAATACAAAGCAATGGGAGCGAGTCCTGCGGCTTTGTATCACGCTGAAATCCAATTAGAGGACATGACATCCGAGCAGGTAGCTAGTGAAGCAGCCTCTCTTGGGTGGGATGCTTCTGATACAGAGGTACTCGCCGAGTTTATGGAAATTAACGGAAAGGTGTTTTGAATGTGGGTAACTAGTAAGACTAGATTAAAAGCAGGGTCCGTAGTAAAAACGGTTACTGGATATACAGTTACAATAACTAGACATTTCCACGAATACCCTTGGGGATACTCGTACTGGAGTAAACTTTGAAACGATACACAATAACCGTACCGAGCCTTAAACGCAACGGTACACCGATATTTAAAGAACTACGAGCACAGGTCCTAAACCATGTAGTTGAAGCACTCACAAAGGAAGCTGGAGGTACTACAATGTACACTGCAACAGGAACATACGAGATGGCAACAGGGACCGTGGCAACCGAGCCTGTAACGGTGGTAGAAGTATACGCTAAAACAGCAACAATGAGAGTTAAACTATTGGTACTAGCCGACTTTATCAAGCGAGAACTAGATCAAGAGGCAGTATTTATAACATCTAAGGGAGTAGGTGAACTGGTATGACAGAATGGTATGAATGGATGAAGACTCTCAGCTTTTGGGAGTTCTCTTGGCTAATGTATTTTATGTCAGTGGTAATCGGAAGTAATTTTCACAGGTCTTCAATCACAATAAAGAAGGAGCATGAAGGATGAGTGTTGTATATACATTGTTCTACTTTGTAATTACTACACTGGTAGGACTAATACTAATCGAGATAATACTGGATAGGAGAAAATAATGACCGAACAACACACACTAGATACAACAATTTCATTTGCTGACATTGATTGGGATGTAACTATAAATGGAGAGTTTAGTTACGGAATTGAGAACTATGGAGAGGACGCTGATGGTAACAGAGGCGAGAAACGTGGCTACTGCGACCTTGAATGTGGTATGGAGGTTGACTTACATATTCTTAAATTAGTATCACAGCCAGTTACAGACCTAGCACACCCAAAGTTTATAACAGCATGTGAAGACGCATTAACCGAATCATTTAGAGAACTTCTCGAAGGGAGACAAGCATGAATTGTCAAAGATGCAACGGTAAGGTAAAGATGGTGAAAGTCACTGCCAAGTGTAGTGATCGGTTCATACAATTTAACCTTAACTCAGGTAAGGAATACGTAGGATACGTAAAAGAGTGGATAGGCGGGAGTGATGACTACGTATCATTCATAGCATGTAGACATTGTGGACAGTTACAAGGTAATTGGCCGGAATCAGATAAAACAATGAACCAATACAAGTCAGGAAAGGCGGTAGTATGAAAGCAGACAGTTACACAACAGAGATGATTGAAGGAATTGCACAATTACCGAATGACATTCAACTAAAGACACTACACAAATTACAGTACAAGAATAGGCACAGAGATGACCAAGATGAGGAAGATTACAACACAAACTACGACTACATCCAACGATTCATTGACACACTGGAGAAATTAGTATGAGAAATTACCTAATAAGTAGACTACTAGGGTTATACGGTGATGTACCAACAGCCAGAAGAAAGGAAGGTAAGTTCTGGTATCGGAAAGCTAGAAAGATGTGTAAAGAAATAAGTAATAATACAGGTTTACCACTAGTAAAGGTAGTAGGAATACTAAGTGCCTTATCTCCTAGTAATAAATGGGAACGTAATTGTATTGACCTTCATAACTTTATAGCAACAGGTGGCTCTTGCCGAGTAAGTACATACGGAGCACAGAAAGCAAAGGCTTGGCGAATACTACACAAATGGAATACAGAGAAGGAAGTACTGGCCGAGTTAAACGGAGTAAAGACAAAGGCATTCTTTAACAACATCTACCACTGTTACACTGCTGGTACAGTTACACTTGATAGGTGGGGAATAAGGGCGGCAGGGTTTGACTCTGATAAGTCCTTACGTAAACTAGAACGAGCAGAATTACTAGAAGCATATCAGACCGCAGCTAAGTTAGTAAACATGAGACCGCATGAGTTCCAAGCAATAATCTGGGAAGAAATTAAGTCCCGCCCTCTCTTGAAAGGAGAAACAGCATGAAAGTATCTGAATTTGCAGCCAAACTAGAAGAGTTGGGCAGTAGCTTTGAAGAGTACCTCACAGAACAAAAGAAGTCGTCTCGGTCCGACCCATTTGAAGTAATTGCCCGTGAGCGGGAGTTTGGAGTCATAATTAATCTGACAATGGCTTGGGGTGGCACGTCACAAGGCCACAGTTATTGGGACGACATACATGAGGGAAGGGTGCCAACCAGAGTACTAGCCAAAAAAGGGGAAGCCGTACCTGACTACGAAGTATTACTACGGAGAGTCAACGTAATAGTTGGTTGTCAAACACTAGAACCAAGACATCAACGCAAATTAATCGAAGTACTAACCAAACACCTTGAAGGGGTAAAGTAACATGAGAAATTTATCAAACAAGTACAGAGCAATTGACACAGCAGAGCTAACAGGTAAGATTAATGACCACCTTAGATCACGAGGCATTGATGCTCGGACCACTAAGCAACCACTAACCCACGGCAAGGAACTAGTACAATTTGACCTGCTTGACTACCAAAACAGTGGCTTCGGTGGTATTATTCCGAATATCAAGTTCTTCAACTCACATGACGGACAAAGTAAGGCCCGATTCCAAGTAGGATTTAGCCGACTAATTTGTTCAAATGGTTGTACGGTTGGCACAGACCTATTCTCACAAGCTATTACCCATATTAAGGGTAACGCTACCGAGGAAGCAATCCGCAACATTCCACACTATGTAGCGGCAACCTTAGAGTACATACAAGATGAGCTAATGCCTTTACTTGAGAGCCTACAGAACACACCTGTCACTAGAAGTCAGATGCTACAAATTGTTGACTCACTAAAGATTCCTAAGACAGTTAAAGAGAAATCTCTACAAGCCGTACTGGATAACCGAGTTAGACCAACGTATGACCAAGATAACAACTTGTTTTCACTCTACAACTTTGTAAACGAGTTCACTAGAACCGCTCCAAAGAGTACACTAGCCTCACAAGAGAGAGTTGAAAAGACTTTGATGGCTGACATTGTGGCAGCATCGAAGGTGGTAGCGTAATGACCTTGATAGAGACCCTAAAGACCGAACTTAATAAAGTAATTGAAGAGTATGACCCATTCGATGATACTTACCAATATTGCCCAATAGAAATGGCTCAGGGTCTCCTTGTCACAATAGCAGAGTTTGAAAGAACCGCAAAATTCAACAACACACCATAGGAGCTAACATGCCAGAATACATAGGACTAACCAAGATACATATCCCCGTTGGTTGGGGTATGTACTCCACAGCAGGTAATAGGAGCCTAAATAGGAACAAGGAGGTGTTATGTCACTAAGTAAAGGATTAAAGAAGAGAGTAGAGGATACGGTAGTACTGCTAAGAGAAGAGACCTTCCATAAAAAGGAAGTAATGTTTGCTCTTAGAGCAGCAGCCGTAAATGCTTCACTTAACACTGAAGACGAGAAATTAATTGCAGAAGAACTTTATAGGAGACTGCTTAAATGAAGATACTACACAAGATTACAGGTGAGGTACTTCTTGAGATTGATACCTTGGAAGGTGCTTACTTGAGAGGTGTTGACTTGAGAGATGTTGACTTGAGAGGTGCTAACTTGAATGGTGTTGACTTGAGTGGTGTTGACTTGGGAGATGCTAACTTAAGAGATGCTTACTTGAGAGGTGCTGACTTGAGTGGTGCTAACTTGGAGGATGCTAACTTGAGAGATGTTGACTTGAGAGGTGCTAACTTGAGTGGTGCTAACTTGGAGGATGCTAACTTGAGAGATGCTAACTTAAGAGATGCTGACTTGAGTGGTGCTAACTTGGGAGATGCTAACTTGAGAGATGTTGACTTGAGAGGTGCTGACTTGAGTGGTGCTAACTTGGAGGGTGCTAACTTACACAGTGCTTACTTAAGAGATGCTAACTTGAATGGTGTTGACTTGAGTGGTGTTGACTTGAGTGGTGCTAACTTGAGAAAGGCTGACTTATACAGTGCTTCTGGAATACTTTCATTCAGTGCAGGGAGACACATTGGGTATGCAACCAGTGCAGGTATCCAACTTGGTTGTGAACACCACAGTATTAACCATTGGGTAGAAAACTACAAGGAGATTGGTAAGAAGAATAACTACAGTCCCGATGAAATTAAGGATTATGGTGCTTGGATTAATATAGTTAAAAGGAGAATGACTAATGGGTGACGTATTAAAAGCAATGTGGGTAGTAGTTAAAGACAGTTCTGGTGAGTATGACATTAAATGGCAACTCTCTTACTGTGGATATGATAACCCTGAAGACGCAGAGGCAGCACGTAAGGTTGCAGCAACAGCAGTAGTAGCTAGTGGGGAGGGTCCAGACCATACCACAGCAGCTAGTAAGGAAGCAAAGAGAAAACTGGCTGAAATGAGAGATGCAGCCAACAAGAAGATAACGAAAGGACTTAAGAAATGAAAACATACAGAGAATACTTAAAGGCCAAACAGGAGGTAGAAGCCATGCTGCCCAAGTTCATTGGGTTCCAAGATGTCGGTATCAATCACCATGATGGAGGTTTGGAGTTCTCAGATACAGACTACACACCAGATGAGGCAGTGAAGTTAGCTTATGCAATACTAGACTTTTATGATCCAGACCGTCAAGAGGTTCCGTTGAAATCGGAGGAACTATCAATGCCGCCTTTTAGTGAGGTGCAGGAAGGTGATACGTTTTTAATGAGGGACGGAGGTAGAGCGGTTGTAGTAGGTGTGGGTAAGAGCGGGTTTCTTGTAGAGGATGCTGCTGGGAACAAGTGGTCATTCTATGCGAGAGACCTCATAGTTAATGCTTACTACTATCATGGCGTAGCTGGCTTCTCACATAGAGACTTAGTAACATATTTAGGAGCCAAAAGATGAAACGTAAACCACTATTTATAGGAACAGAGATGAAAGAAATACACGGACAACTAGTAGAAGTATCAGTATACAAGGAGGTGGACCCAGACCCAGTATTTCCAGTGGGTAAATTAATGGACCAACTTGGGAGTGCTACTCCTGAACAACTTGAAGCAATCAAACAGCTTCAAAAGGAACACGACCTTAAACTACAGGAAGCGGAGGCACCGTCTGAGACTGATGCACTTTTCTTAGAAGACGATGACTTTCTAGACACTGCTGCTGAGAATGCAGAGACCGCACTGGAAGAGTACAGAGAAGACACAGACGAAGAGTATCGCCCACTAGATGAATTAATGGAGGACTTTTAAATGAATCTATACAAGATCAAACCGTATGCCCACCCTTATCATTGGGGTGACTTTAAAACAACAGGTGACTATCTAGCAGCAATTAAGAGCTGGCGTAGAGAAATCAAGATTGCAGAATTAATGTGGAAACAAGGAATTAGGGTGGTACTATGAGTAATGTAGAAGAGGCGAAGAAATGTTTAGATGCTTTTGGGTCAGCCATTCGGGGTGATTGGAGTGATATAGATGGTCGCTCTGTTAGGCGGCAGTTAGCTGTGATTAATGAAGTACTGGATGGTAAGTACACTTATGATGAGTTCTGTGATATGGTAGGAATAGACAAAGAAACACAAAGCTGGGAGGATTAGAAATGAGTAAGAGCACTAGAGTTATGATTAATTTTAAAAGGGTGATGCACCACAGCTTAACATGCTGAAGATTGCACACTCAAACAGTGGATTAGACATGAGCTTTTCAAACTTCGTTAGATTCATGGCAGTAGAGTTCTGTCTTAGAATCGAAGAGGCGGCAAGGGCTGGAACTGATGTAGATGAAGTACTAAAGGAGAAGTTAGATGAAGCTGGTAATACTACTGACGAGCCTATTGCTGAGTAGCTGCGGCAGTGAAGAAGAGACACCACAAGGAGGCACAGACTTAGGGGTACAAGATACTCCTACAGTAATCAGCGGCTCTAATGGAACTAAAGGAAAGGATGGAATTGATGGTAATAGCGGTGCTGACGGTACTAGGGGAGTAGACGGTAATGATGGAGAGGATGGTATGGTTGGCCCTAGTGGTCCTGCTGGTAGTACTGGCGGTAAGGGAGCCACTGGCCCTAAAGGAGAGATGGGACAGGATGGCGAGGATTGCACAACAACGTGTTTGTCATCCGATAGAGGTAAGATAGTTATTACTATTGCTTGCCCAAATTCAACATCAATATTCAAGATAAAGGGGACATGTGAATGAGTGATGATAAAGTAACCTATATATTTGGTAAGAGAAAGTTAGTACCAGACATTAACCCATCTTTAACTGTATCAAGGGTAACTGGTAAAGTATCAGGTAGTCCACAGTTTAAGTTACCAGAATCAAATGACTTTGGTGATCGTCTTTCTAGGGTTAGAACCAGTCTAGCTAAAATCAATAAGTTAATGGCCGAGTTAAAGGAGATGAGTAAGGATGAAAGCTAAATTAGATAAGGGTAATCTATTCGCAGGTCTTGGTGGCCTGTGGATATTCTCTAGTGGTATGTATCTACTAGACAAAGCAGGAGCAATCAATAACAATCAAGGGCTGATGCTAATAATTGTAGCAGCTTATGTGTTTGCTAAACTATTTCCAGCGTGGGAGTTTACAGATGATAACAATGAAGAAAATAATAATGACTAAGATTAGTTCTACACACAATTACATCGAACCTAGAATTGTCGGTATGGTGGCACGGTTGCCAGTAGTCGGTCAGTGTCTCTATATTGCCTTAGAAGAAGACCGTGATTATCACCTTACTTCAAACGCTATTAGAACATCAACAGTAACATCAGCTAGTTACTACAGTGACTGTGAAGGTAATCAATCAATTAGGTTTAACACACTTAACTCCACTTATAACTTAGAGGTACTACCAGATGACAGCAACTAAACATGATACAGATAAGGTGCGAATGGAATTACTAAGTGTAGATGCATTGAATGCAATAGCGGAAGTTCTTACATTTGGAGCAAAGAAATATGAAGACCATAATTGGCGAAAAGGGTTTGATTGGAGTAGGTTATATGGTGCGGCAATGAGGCACCTTTCGGCTCACATGAACGGAGAAGACAAAGACCCTGAGACCAAGCTAAGTCACCTAGCACATGCAGGATGTTGTCTGATGTTTCTTATTGAACACGAGAAACGTGGTTTAGGTAAGGATGATAGACACACAGCAATTCAAGAAGAATACAAGATACATATAAAAGAACTGGAGAATAATAATGGATAAGTTTACATTTTATGACAAACTCACAAACGGGTTTGCAAACATGCAGGAGGCAGCAGTTGCCAAAGAGAAAACAAAAGTGGGGACATGGCGTGGTGGTAGTAGTGGTTGTATTACTGCTTCTGGTTCTATTGTTGGAGCCGACCCTCGCCAAGTAGTACTTAGGTATCTAGGGGTTCAGACACCTGTCAGTTACGATACACAGTTAATGTTTGATGCAGGTCTGACCAATGAGGACAGTTTCAGTCAGTTACTGGACCTTAACGGTACTGAGTACAAATGCGAAGAAGAGATTCCAATGAAGTATAACTTGCCTAACGGCGAGCTTGTTACCGGAAGACCTGATATTGTACTAGGTAATTACGATAAGATAGGAGAGGACGGTTACTTAAGTACTGAGTTCACTCCAACCCTCGGAGTAGAACTAAAATTAATCTGTAGTCCTTACTCAGCACATGATAAAGCAAGTTGGTTTAAAGGTAACGTGGATTCAAAACATCTAATACAAGCAGCACATTACGCCAGCTTCTTTAAGATTCCGTGGGTCTTAGCATACACAAGTCGTGTTAATTACTTCTTCCCATTTTACGCAATCAAGGACGAAGAGAAACACATGATTAACCCTGAACACAGAGCAGTGATGAGGGATGAGAAGACAGGTAAACCCTTTATGATTAAACCCTTCCAGAGTTTCTATGATGTTACTTACGAAGGTGATAACTTACTACTAGATGGTGAGGTAACCAATATCACAGCAAGTGGCATCACGGCATTCTATGAGTACTGTTCTGACTGCATAAGAAACAAAGAGATACCACAAATTAGAAGCGGTAACGTGGATCATTGGGGTAAGACTAACAAAAAGAACAAAACATTGCTCTACGATCCATTTAAGGACGCTGACACACGAAATGGCTTTGATGCTTGGGTGGCTAGTTGTATGGCAATAGCGGAGGCACTGTAATGAGTGATATTATATTTGAAAGACCAAGTTGTGAGACCTGCTTCTTCGGTAACTATGACATAGACGATGGAGACATCACATGGACCTGTGAGAGAGTTCCCGCTGCTGGTATAGATGCCTCTTCGATATGTATGAATTTTGTTAACTGGGGTAATGGTATTAAATTACGTGCTGCCGCCAAGCAACAGGAGGAACACAAAAAATCATATGCTAGGTTGCTAGAAGTAAACAGGGAATTAGTAGCCAGAAAAGACAAGATAAGAGTCCCCACCACATTTTAGGAGGCAATGTAATGAAAGCAAGTGAACTAATAGAAAAGTTAAATGAGTATATAAATGCCCACGGAGACTATAATGTATACGTACTTCGTGATGGTGAGTATGGAGAGCCGCCACATTATGAATCTCCATGGTTGGAGTTCGATTCTAATGTATTTGGGTACACCAAAGGACAAGAGGAAGCGGGGGTCACACTATTATGATGTCTGATGAATTAGCAGCAGAAGAGTTTGATAAGCATCCAGAGAATGACTTCACCTTTGGTGGGTATGTGTGGAGAATGGATGAGCGTGGTGCAGACCCTGCTATCTATCAAAAGGATGCGTTATCAGAGTCTCGTATGTACGGACTTGACTATGCAGTAAGTGACGTTAAGGGTTGGCTATACACTAGAGGATGGAAGACTGAGGCACAACACTTTCAAGACCAGTACGGTAGCAGAGGTGTGGCAGAGATGTCGAACGAACGAGACAATGATTCTGAGAGTATTGAAGAGTTTCAAAGGATGGTATCAGAATCCTATGATAGAGGAATTACACACAAAGGAACCTACCAAGAATGGTGGGATGCTAAACAGGGCTACAAAACTAAACTAAAGACCCTGACCCCACCTTGTATACTTGCAGGTCATGTTATGATAGATGGTGGAGGTCGTAAACGGTGGTGTAATAATTGTGACAAGGAAGAACTTATGGATTCAAGTGGTGTTTGGAAATAAGTGTTCTGTTAAATTAGACCTTTATAAATTAAGGGTTGACAAATTGATAAAGGTATGCTATAATATAAACATAAACAAATAACCGTAACTCATTAAGGAGATAAAGTTCGTGGGAATAAGAATGAAACCTAAAGACAGAGATGCCTTATGGAATGATATGGAATTGTTACAGTGTAATTATTGTGGTGGTATCCGAGGTGTTGGTGGATTCAATAAAGACACAGGTGGTCAATATGGATATGATAATGCTTGTAAAGTATGTAGGGGAGTACAAGTACGTAAGTCAATGAGGAAACGACTAAAGACAGACCCATTCTTCAAATTCAAACATGACCTAAGACTAGCCGTACTTCATTCTTTTAAGCGTAAAAACTGGAACAAACCTAACAAAACCATTGAGATAATAGGATGCTCATTTGAGACAGCACAAGCCCACTTAGAAGCAACTTGTCAAGCAAACTATGGATGTAGCATTGAAGAACTGGGTGGCCATCACATTGACCATATCAAACCTATTGCAACAGCAACAACTGAAGAGGAGGTGGTGGCACTCTGCTACTACACTAACCTACAAATCCTCACTCCTGAGGACAACTTAGCCAAAGGGGCAAAATATGACTAACACAACATTCGCAGACTTAAGCAAGATTGATGTATCAATGCACTTGGAGCAGAAGCAGAACCTTTCATACCTAAAGTGGTCAGCAGCTTGGGCATTAGCTAAGAACTATGACCCAGAAGCGAGCTATAGGGTAATTAATGACCCACAGGGTAATCCATTCTCATTCACTGAGGCTGGTGCAATGGTTCAGGTTGAGGTAACCATCAAAGGTAACTCACTGATTGAAGTCCTACCCGTACTGGATAACTATAACAACGCAATACGAGGCGAAAAGTTGGGCGTGTTTGACATCAACTCAGCAACCAAACGCTGCTTAGTTAAAGGTCTTGCAATGCACGGACTAGGCATTCAGGTCTACATAGATGGACAGGGAACGCCTTTAGACTTAGGTAATGGTCTAGGTAAGAGTAAGGCTCGGGTTCGTAAGAAGGTAGCAACTAAAACACAAGAAATACCATTTTAACAATAACCCACAATACTGTGGGTGAATCTCTCATTGGAGGAAACAATATGAGCGAAGGTAAGAAGAAACACATTGGACTTTGGCCAACCGTAAGCAAAGCAGGTAACACCTACTTAGCAGGTAAGGACAAGGAATCTGGACTTAAGTACTGGGTATTTAAGGACAACAAGAAAGCAGGGGTACGTAATGTTCGTACAACTAAAATTGGTGATAACGAGTCTCCTTTTCAGGATGCTGGGTCACTGGACCAACGTACATCCGAGAAGGATGGAGTAGAGTCAATCTTTTATGTAGCAGACGGTATGCTTTTGGGCAACAACAAGTTCTACTTCAATGAAGATGGTACTACAGAACTTCGTAACAAGGCAGGTGAAGCTGTTATTGGTTACGATGGTGAGCCGTGCAACAACCCAACGCACAACCTAGTAATAGGGTAATGAATTGATACGGTAGCTCAGATATATTAGAGCACTACCAGAGAAATCGCCGTAGAGGTCGTCGGGGAAGGTCCGACCCGTATCAATTGTGGTTCACACGAATGGATTAAATGAAGGAGTAGAGTCCCTTCAGCCACAACTACACACAACAGGAGGAAGTAATGAATAAAGAAGACGTATCGGAAGCATGGGAACAGACTATGGACATCATGTTTGGTGATGGATATCACTATTCTTTTATGTATTACTTCCTTAATCACACACAAGAAGTACTAATATGGGGTGAAGAAATGAATGATCGCTATGGGAGGTACGGTGATGGCATACAAAAGCATATCAGGTAAACCAACAGAGTCTCTTGAACGAGATTTAGATACAACATTCTTTGGA